AAGAATTTAAACTTTGAACCTTCATCTCTTGTATACATAACTCGTTCTATCTTCAGATTTAACTTACTTGATCATTGTACCCATAATCACTCCCACATTGATTCTATAGTATAAATATCTGTTTCTACCCTAATGGGATTATCTCCATTTACATCAAAATCTTGATAAGCTAGTCCATTATTATCGTACCTGATTTTCAGTCTAGTTATGCACTTTGTACCAGTTACATGGTTTACTGAAGCCCTTGTAAACGAAACTGCAGAATCAGGGAAGTAAGGATACTGAGGTTTATATCCACTTATTTGTTTCATGTAACTGCCGCCTAACTTTTCGAATATGCTAGCCATTATCTTAGATGCGCCTTGTGCTGACGTGTTAATATAATTACCGTAATTAAGCAAAGCGACAGAGTCTCCAGTTATTTCATTTAGGTTGGGGATGTGACAATCTATGCCGAATATTGATGGATTTATTGCTGTCAAATCTTTCTTCAATGGACAAAGAACATTGATTTTATTTTGTGAGAATTTTACAACATTACCATTCGCGGTGTCAGTAGTATAGGACTTTAACCTTGATTTATTGTGCTTGTAAAATATTGTTAGTTGTTCACCTTCCCAAGAAAAACCTAGCGCGGGAATAAACTTTGATGTTTTACACATATTTAAAGTAAAACCACCGAAGAAACAAGGTGTGAAATTTGGATACGCCACATTGTTGTGTGTAAATAACCTTGGCTTGCTTACACCATTGGGTAAGTCAAGAACAAATTTGAAGCACATTGGTCTTGCAAAAATTGTATCATTATGGAATCTCATTAGAGGCAAACCACCAGGACTTTTGAATTTAAATCCTTCGTATTGGCTAATTGTTCTCTGTTTCTTTAAGAATAGATGAAAATCTCTATCATCAAGATCAGCTAACTTGCTATCAATATCGTCAAGTTTATAAGTTACTTGTAAATTTGCCAACCTTTTTGCTAAGATTGATTTAATATTGGGTCTTATGACTGTATATGACGTCAAGCCTTGCTTAGTGGGCATTAAATCCTTACCTCTTGGTATAGTATACATAATTGTGACTTCTGGCGGTTTTGGCATGTCCTTAATTAGTTCTCTTTCACTTGGTGTGATTTCATTGATCGGTTCTCTTAATACCTTCATAAGATTATTCTTCGCTGCCTGCCTTATTTTGTATTCGGTTCTACGTATATACTTAGCGTTGATTCTACCACGCATTTTCCTGGTACT